TTCCCAGTTGATCTGACCTATTACAAGCGGTTCGATACTCCGGTTCTTGACGCAGATACCAATTGGCTGATGACGAATGCGCCTAACGTTTACCTGTCTTCAATGACGGTTGAATATGCGCGCTGGGCTAGAGATGATGCTCTGGGCGTTCGGGTGGCGTCTGATTATTCAAGCGCTATCAACTCACTGCAGAGCCAAGACACTGCCGCCCGCATCAGCGGATCACCGCTCAGAATGAAGAGGCGCAAATGACCGTCGAATCTGCAAGCTATATCAGCCAACTCGCTGCGACAAACCCGGCTTCTGGCGATCCGAAATCAGAAGGCGACGATCATGTCAGGCTGATTAAGACGGTACTAAAAACCCAGTTCCCAAACTTCGGCACTGCGGCAATGAATGCCACGGTCACAGAGTTGAACTACTCGGTAGGCGTAACGAGCGCGATTCAAACGCAGCTTGACGCGCTCACCAGCGCGAAAGCCGCAAAGGCCGGGGAAACCTACACCGGATCGCATGACTTCACCGGAGCTGCTGTTACGGTGGCTACGCAAACCGTTGGCGACAGCACGACAAAGCCCGCTTCTACGGCGTTTGTATCGGCCTCCATCATTGCGACGGCACTGCCTGGTCAAACTGGTAACGCAGGGCGCTACATCACCACGGATGGCACAAATGCCAGTTGGCAATCCATCACTGGGCCGATCAGCGTTATTTCTACCGACACCACGGCGGTATCTGGAACGACCTACGTTCTCACGGCATCGCTTGTGCTGACGCTTCCAGCCTCTCCAGTTTCCGGGGATTGGGTGGCGGTGCAAAACAGCAGCGGCACGGCCACGGCAACCATTCTACGAAATGGCAAAAACATCATGAGCACGGCGGATAACATCACGGTTGACGTTGATTCACCCGGTTTCCGGCTTGTTTATACCGACGCCACGCGCGGCTGGCTGATCGTTTAAGGACTATCAATGAATCTTAGCCAATTCCTATCTTCTGGTGGCGGTAAGCTCCGCTATCAGGAATTCACGTCCTCTGGCACGTTTACGCCATCGTCGCGCCTCATTGCCAATGGTGGGCAGTGCTTCGTAACGGCTTTAGCTGGCGGAGGAAGTGGCGGGGCAACGCGTCTATCAACGACAACCAATCTATCCCAAGCCTGCGGCGGGGATGCTGGTCAGCTTGTGGAGGGCATGGTCACAGTGTCCGGGGCTACTACTGTAACGATTGGCGCGGGTGGCGCTTCGGTTGCGACTACTGGCACGTCTAATTTCAATACCAATGGCAATGATGGGCAGGACACGACATTCGGCGCCCTGTTGACGGCCAAAGGCGGGAAAGGCGGGATTGCGCTTGATAGCTCGACAACGCATTCTGCTCGCGGCGGAGATGGTATTGCTGGGCAAGGGCAATATGTGACTGATACCGCTACGACGATTAGTGCTCGTGGCGGCCTCGGAAAGAATGGAAAAGGCGGAGGCGGCGGCGGGTGCGCTACCTATGGAGTAAGCCACATGACAGCGACTGACGGAGGCGGCGCCGCAGCTACTGCGACGTCTGGAGATATATCTGCTACGAATGCAGCAGCAAATTCAGGAGCAGGCGGAGGTGCAGTAACGCTTGGGCTCATGGTTGCATCTTCACAAACCGTCACCAGCGGCGCAGGTGGTTCCGGGTGGCTTCGTGTGGTGTGGTTTGAATAAGGACGCCCATAAATGGCAATCGTTCAGATTTCAGACGCAGGGCAGGGCATAAATGACGATTGTCAAAATATCTGATGTAGGCAAAGGACTGAATGCAGACCTTACGCCAGAAGAGCTACAAATGGGCGTCTGGAGCGATGCCAGGAACATGCGGTTTGCGAATGGTTATGCCCAGCGGTTCAATGGCCTTGCCCCCATCTTTGCGGCTCCGGTAGTAGAGCCTTACTACATCACCGCGTTTCAAAAGCCCAACAAAAGGCTGTGGATTCACGCCGGGACTGAACGAGTATTCAGTGACGACGAATCGGTACGGACGGAAATCACCCGCCTCGCTGAAATCACGATCAGCACGCTGACGCATGTAACGACGACTGCGACGCTTAAAACCAGCGCAGCGCATGGGTTGACTACAGGCAATAGCGTGACGATTTACGGGGCCTATCCGCTGCAATACAACGGAACGTTCACGATCACCGTTACAGCGCCCGACACATTCACGTTCACGATGGCGAGCGACCCGGGGGCAGACGCTTCGGCGCTTGGGCATCTCACCGGGCCTTCTGCAGCTACTGCCAATTTCACCGGAACGCGTGACGATCGGTGGACAGGTGGTGTTCTGGCCGGCATTCAGGTTCTGAACAACGGGGTAGATGTCCCGCAATACTGGACGGGAGACGCGAACAAGCTGCGAACCCTGCCAGGATGGAATGCAGGATGGACGGCGGCTTCTCTGCGACCATGGAAAAACTACCTGATCGCGCTCGACATTACAAAATCAGGTGTTCGCAATCCACACATGATTAAGTGGAGCGTGGCGGCGGTCCCTGGTTCTCTCCCAGATTCATGGGACGAAACAGACGTCACTCGGGACGCGGGCGAGCTTGATGTATCAAACACTGCTGATTTGCTGGTGGATGCCCTCCCAATGGGTGACGTGCTCATTATCTACAAAGAGCGTTCCATGTACGCGCTGCGCTTCATTGGCGCGCCGTACATCTTCCAACTGCAGAGAATACCTGGTGATTCTGGCATGCTGTTCAGGGGGTGCGCAGTAAGTACCCCTCTCGGCCATGTTGTCCTCACAGCGGGAGATGTGGTGCTGAACAACGGCCAGGGCGCTGAGTCGATTGCAGACGGGCAGATTCGGGATTACATCTTTCGCAACCTCGATTCCAGCAACTACAAAAAAGCCTTCGTAACGTCTAATCCGCAGAAAAACGAGGCTTTGATCTGCTTCCCCTTCGTGGGGTCTACGAATTGCGATAAGGCTGCGGTGTGGAATTGGAAAGAGAAAACCTGGGGGTTGCGCGATCTGAGCAATGTCACCTACGGGGCTACGGGGCAGATTGCCGCTACTTCGTTCACTACCTGGGCCGGAGATTCTGAATCCTGGGACTTGGACACGTCAACATGGAACGAAGACCCGTATTCCCCAAATCAGGCCCGGTTACTGTTGACGCAAACCAACAGAATCGCCGGGTTTGACATTTCTGCTGGAGACGATGGAGTCACCGGGTTAACGGGGAGCCTGACGCGAACGGGAGTTTCTCTGGACAACGCACAAGCCATGAAGATGGTTCGCGGGGTTTACCCGAGGGTCGATGCGCCTACTGGGTCTGTGATGACCGTTGAAGTGGGTTCATCCATGACGCCTGATTCCCCGGCAGTATGGAGCGCGCCAGCATCTTTTGTAGTTGGCCAGGACATTAAAGCCGACACTTTTGCTAATGGGCGCTTTCTGTCGTTTCGTTTCGCCTGCTCAAAACCGTGGCGCATGCGAGCCTTTGACATTGACGTTGACTATGCGGGGCTGTACTGATGTATATCCCTTCTCACAGCGCAGACGCAGAGTTTCAGGAAGTCGCGCGGGCTATGTCACAGCCGCAACCCTTCATGCTTCTGGCAACAAGCTACGCAGCGCCTAGCAAGCCGCAGGACGGAATGATTGTCAAAGCAGACGGAACGCATTGGGACCCCGGATCAGGGGCGGGGTTTTACGGATACAGAAACGGCGCTTGGCAACTTTTGGGGTAAACAATGAGCTATTACGATCAATATAAGAACGCCACGTTCGCACAAGACTACCAAACGCCTGATTGGTATCGCCAGAATTTCGGAATCGGAATTGATGGGAATGGCGCGAGCATGGATGCGTACTTTGCTACCCACCCAGCGGAGGCGGCAGACTTTCAGCGTATCACCAGCGGTCAGACGTCGCAAATGTCCACCAATGGCTCGACGCTGCTCAAGACGCCATTTGCGAATATGTCGCAGGATGCGCAAGGCTACTATTCGCAAAACCCGAATGCGCAGCTAGCGGCTGAAGGGTTCGGGATGGACCCGACCCTCGCGTACATGAATTACACGCAAGGTCCTGGATCTATTGGGATCAAAGACCCAAAAAACACCAATTCGACCAGCTACATGCGGGATAACCGCTGGACGCCAAACGGAATTCGGGGGAACAACAATTCCGCCATGTATGCCGCGATGCCTTTCGGTGGCGGTGGTGGAGTACAGGGGGCAAACTCCTACAGCACCCGCCCCCTGCAGGTTGACGCACAGGGCAACCCGATCGGTGGCGGACAGGGGCAAAGCGGCGTAGCGGCCAGCTTCAACCAAGGCGTCAGCGGGAATAATGGGGTGTCCAACCCAACTCCTGGCTGGAATCAACTGGGCGGGGCGGGCGGTGGAGGTGGTGGAGGTGGCGGCGGAAGTGGCAGCGGGGCTTCTGGCGGCGGGTCCATGTCTACCACGTTCGGCATGAACCCCTATCTCCAAGAGATGGGCGACCGCATAGCCGGAACAATGACGAACAACTGGCAGCGCCAGGTGCAACCGCAAATTGCGTCTGGTGCTATGGCCACTGGTGGGTATGGAGGTTCGCGCCAGGGCGTAGTAGAGGCCAACTCTGCCAACGACCTGAACAACGGCATTGGTGCTGCTCTGGCGAGCCTGTACGGCAATGGATACAACACCGGCCTTCAATACGACCTTGGCCTGAAAAACAACCAGCTCGGCTATGCCAACCTGGACCGCAACATCAGCAACGACAACAACAACTGGCAGTTGCAGGGTGCGAATTTCGGCTTGGGCATCTATGACCGATTGCAGCAAGGCAATCAAATCGGCCTGAATGCTGGGACGAACATGCAGAACACACCGCAAAACTACTGGAACAACTTCAGCAACGGCGCGAACAGCATCGGCCAGGGGTACAGCACTTCAACGGGCACGCAGAACATGCCAGGTAACCCGCTGATGGGCGCCATTGGCGGCGCGCAGTTGGGCAGTCGGGTGGCAAATTGGTGGGGGAGCAACAACGGCGGCACTAACAACGGCATAGATTGGATGTACAACAGCAATCGCGGCATGGGCGACTGATGGGCGCGATTCAAGAAACGACTTTGGCAATTATTTCCCACAAGCGGTTTGGAGATGGTGATGAGCGATCTTGATCTAGCTAGTGCTTCGTCGGATCTAGCGTCGCGGTGGATAAAGCCCGCGATAAGGCCGTGGCGCAATCGGCTTGTAGCGTTGACGTCAGTCGAACGCCCTGAGCGCCCTCTAGCTCATATGTCAAAGTGGGGAGGCCATGTTCAACGAGGCCAGATACCTCCCGAATGGTCAGAAGCTGAGCCCACTTCTTGACGTTTTTGGTCACCTGGGTTCAATGGAAGCATGGGTGATTGATGGGCGCGATTCAAGAAACGACACGCGAAAAAGTCAACCGCCTGGAGGATGCGCTTCGCAGCGTTCCGCAGGTTGATTGCCCAATTCGCCACCATTTTGCGCCTGGCATCTACGCGCGCGAAATCACGATACCAAAGGGCACGGTATTGACGGGGGCTGTCCACAAGTGCGAAAGCCTCGTGGTGCTCTCTGCTGGCCGTCTGCGCCTTGTTGTTGACGGTGGGACGGTGGAAATATCCGCCCCACACACGATGACCTGCAAGCCAGGCGCCAAGAACGCCGCCCTTG